TACTGAAGCCCTTGAAAAGGTAGCACCCACACTAGCTAAGTGCGAAGTCATATCCGCAGGCGTTGGTTGCGAATCAAACTGAAGGTTTAGCGATGGTCTAACGCTTGGGAAATTGCTCATAAGATAAATAGGTAAAGGCATTAGTCTAATATATCAACAAGTAGGAATTTAACTGTTCTTTCTGCACCTTCATTGGATGCACCCTTAACACGAACCTTGTTCACGTCTTTGAATACATCAGCAGGAAGGGAATGTTTACCATCCGCAACACTTACCGAAAACTTAGTTCCGTAGGTATCATAGATGTCGAACCAAGTTCCATCGATTTCAGCTTGAAGGTCGAATGATGTGTTGGTGTATGTACCTTCTAAAACGAGAGAACCCATTTCGTAAGTAATATTTCTACCAACTATTTCAACTGCTCCACTTACAGAAGCACCGTTTGCGATTGTTGCCGTTCTAATTTGTGCCATAATATTAGTTTTTTACGTTTGTTTACAAATTACGAATTTTCTCTGTCTTTTGAAATTATCAACCTGATGAAATCTTGATAGTTCCATTATCGTTATATAAAGCTCCTACTATCTCAGGGTCTCCAGTTGGTAAGTTCTCAAGTATTGTAAGACCACTTAATTTATTAGAATCTCTAGTAAGTCTTGCATATTGTGTAGAATCATTGTTTACATATACACCATCTAGTGCTATTCGTGTTTGGCTTTCGTAGCTCTTGACTGTAAAAGTTGACGTTGTAAAAGTAACTGCCGGAGTTGGTGGAGCTTCTCCTGGATTATCAATATCTGCTTCAATTCTTACTTTAAAATAGTCATAAGTATAACTATAAGCCGTTAAATATAAGGAAGTACTTCCCGAACTTATTATTTGACTCCTTTTTTGTGCAAGTAAATTAGTCGCACTTGTTGATGAGTTACCACCATATAGAGCTATATTAAAAGTCGCTCCATCTGCATTGGTCAATGTTGTTAAGGATGCAGTTACAAAAACCTCTACCGCATCGCCTAAATCTACATTGTAATACGTTCCTGCCGTTGTTTCATAAGCAGATAAATCGGTTATAGTTTGTGCTGATATACTTTGATTTACATCAACGCTAACACTAGGCGAGCCGTTAGTTATATCTACCTGAGTTCTAACCTTGTTAGAATCTTCTAGCTTTATTGTTTGAGTAGTTGAATCTATATCAATTCCACCACCCGATGCAGTTGTATCTAACCTAAATGCTTGCGTTTCTATTTCAAATGCACTACCATTAAATGATAGGAAGTTTGTTGTGTCACCAACCTTGAATGTGTTACTCGTAAGTTGGGCAAGTGTGCTAGTTCCATCCTTTAGAAATAGTCCACCATCGGTTACAAGAATATGCTCGTTTGAATTATCCCCTGCAAAGAATCCAAAGGTTTCAGAACTCAATCCCGAATATCCATTCAAATCACCGAAAGCTACCCTTGTATTTGCTTCGGCTTGTAGCTTCGAAAATTCATTTACGCCAGTCTGTAATCTCATTATAAGATTATCTACCGACCTATCAACGTTTCGGTACATTATAGCTTGTCTGTCGGCATTCGAAGTGTTACCGTAGCCGACTATTAAATCGCCTTGTTCTAGGTCTGCTAGAGAACCCGATTCTACAGTAACAGTCAATACATTATTTGAAACGGAATCTACTAAACCACGAACGCTAGTAACTGTTCCAGTATTTATATCAACGGTCTGAACTATCCATAAATCGCCACTAGAAAAAGACGTTGCAGTTGAACCATCTACGTTATCAATTACTATTTCACCACTTCCTGCACTTTCTACTCTACCCTGTGCTATGCTTAGTATTTCCGAACCACCTATCGTACTAATTTGCTTTGCTATAAACTCATACACCCTAAGCGAACCACGTACCCTTAACTCTTGTAATTCTGCCGAACCATCTGCTTTTATTCTCCAATTAGTACCTGTCCACCCCTCACTGAATCCGTCATCTAAAATATTATCCTGAGTTGTTAAGACTCCCTGAACGTTAAGCGTGCTGTTTAGGTCGGTTGCTCCGTTTGCCGTTAAGGCATTAAATGTAACATTATCACCAGTACCTAATGCTTGCTCATCGCCATCGGGGAATAATTGACCTTTCTCGACTTTATTGTCTTGTAAGGATTCGATTTCTAAATGGTTCTCTATTACATCGCTTTCAAGTTCGTTTATAACGGCAGTATCAGATAACGCCTTAGTGATTGCCTGATTGTTTGAATCACCAATAAATATATCTCCTTCGTCTAAGTTAGGTACGGCATTAGTACGACCTGCACCCATAATATAGATTTGACCATCAGTTTCATTAACTCTTATGACCTTGGCAATCTTCTGAAGTAGATTACTTTCACCAGTTGGTGGTGTATTTACAAGCGTACCACTAGGACCAATAAACAATTCATCGCCTACCGTAAAAGAACTTGTGTCTATTCCTATTAACTTACCATGCGTAACAATATCACCTTGAGCGTTATCGTTTACATCTGCTGACAGAATACCAATCGAAGGCATTGTGCCATTGCCATCCGAATCAGCCACGTCTATTGTAAACTGCTGACCTTCGGCAACTTGTCCCGATATATAAACTGGTGTTCCTTTTGTTAGTGTGCCACCCGTGTCATTCTTTCCTTGCACATGAATAGCACCAGTTAAATCACCAATGAAATCAGCCGTTACTGTGTTAAATGTAACATCATCGCCCGTACCCAAACCTAAATTATCCCTAGCAGTTGATACGCTTTGTAGGTCAGATAAGTTATTAGCTTTTTCTAAATATAAACCAGAAGAACCACTACCACCACCAGAAGAACCCGTACTTGCAGAAGTCGTTACACCTTCACCAGTTGTATTGTAATAAGTAGTAAGTGTATCAGTTCCAGTTGTAGGGTCTGCTTCTATAAGGTTAGAAGTCCATTGGTAGCTTTTAGAATCCCAAGAACCACCTAGAAAAAAGAAACTTTTACTGTCATACTGTATAACTTTGTCTGGTTCAAACTCACCATATAAAGTAGCACGTATGTTTCTTCGTTGCCCACGTTGAAAGTCTAGTATTTCACGTAGAAGTATTTCTTGGTGGCTAACACTTGTACCTTCACCTATTTGTTTCCAAGCATCTGTTAAATCATTATTAGAATCTTTAAGTGCAGATAAAGAAGCAGTTGCAGGACCATCACCAAAATAAAATGACCCATAATCATATTCCGCATTGAATATACCAGTTTGTTCTAGTTCAAAATCAATACTTAAACTATTTTCTATGTCATCTTGATAGCTAAGATTGAAAATAATATCCCTAAAATAGCTATATACAACGCTTGTAACTATGGTTGGCGATGGGATAAAAGTAATAGTAAGTGTTCCATCTGCCGCATCGGGTATAGGGTCAGTAACTAAACTTACTAAGCCACTTTTATAAACATGATTACCGTCTGAATCCGTAGTAGTTGGTCCACTAACTTCAATCGTTACTTCTGTTGAACTTGTTCCCCATGCCGTGCCATTCCAATAATAAGAACCCGATTGTATTCTAATCTGTGCAGAAGGATAATTATCTGGAATACTACCAGTATCTGCTACCCATAAATTAAATTCTAGGCTTATATTCCCAGTACCATCACCTTGCCAGAACTGTGAATAGCTTTCGTTAGTTGTGGTAAGCCATAGTTCCCTTGGTATCTTTATACCTTGAACAACGCTTTGATGGTCAAACTTAGCCTTAGCCCTTTTAATTCCTGCGAAATAGTTATTGCTAGAACTACCTAATAAATAAAGGTCATCACTATCAACTGATTCTCTTAAATTGACGTTTGTTAATGGTGAACCTTGTTGTACACCACTTGAATTGTACGTACTGGTGGGTACACTTGAAGTATCATCTAATGCTGACAACTGGATAAGTTGCCATTCATTGTTGGCTTGCCTAAGAATAAGACCATACGTCTTAAGCATATAGATAAGTGCCTGCTCGTTTGAAATAGGTCTATCTACTTCGCCCGATGTTTTAGCGTATGTTCTTAGTCTTTCTTTTTCGTGGTAAACTTGATTAAGAACGTCATCACTTGCACTTATTTCGCTTTCAGTCCACGTAGTATAAGTCTTGATATTTAAACCATAGCCTAAAGTATCTAACAAGTCAGCTATGATTACTATGGCTTTTTCTGCTCCAGTTGCTAAGGTGTAATCACCACTAAAGAATATATCTTTGGCTTGTAGATTAGCCGATTGATTACCATAGTTTTCTTCGCTTATTGAAATCAAATCTGGAACTAATAATCCAGTCCAAACAACTGAACCATTTTTCTTAAGCTTAACTTGGTAATCGCCTAATTCAGAACTAGCAATACTTTCTAAAATAGTTCGTTGTGCAGAATCTTCAACCCGTATTTGACCACTACAAGTTGATTTTTGAATGTTATTTATCTGCCTAAAGGAAAGTTCTTCGTATTGTCGCTTTATTGAAACGCCAGTCCATTCAGTAGTACTACCAGAATAACCATCTTCTAAAATTTCAAAACGGTAGGTAGTTTCGGTACTTCCTACTATTTTTTTATCAACAAAATAGTATTTCAGTCCGTATGCCATTATCTACCTAATTTATAGTTCGCTTCTTCTAGTGTAAGTACTAAGTCAGTTCCGTTGATTCTAAATTCGCCACCTAAGTTAATGTTGCTAGTTCCTGCCGTTTGTACACCCGTACCCATCAACTGGTTGTTAGGCACAATAGAACCCGATACATTAGGCATAAATAATTCTGGACCACGTTCACCAACAACATAAGGTTGATTGCTGAATACTGGACCACCACGGGCTTTGAATAAGCCACCAATTAATTTACCAAATATTCCACCACCTTCACCAAAGAATCCATCACCACCTAAGCCACCAGTTAAAAATATGCTTATAGCTTTTTGTATTACTGCACTTGCTAAAAGCTTACCAATATTTCTTAAAGTATCGGCAAATTTTTCGCCTTGTAAAATCACATTTGACATTCCTTGACCAAAAGAACTTGTAAATGTATCTGTTATTCCACTAAGTAAAGTAACGGCTTGTGATGCACTTATAAATGGTGCTTTAATTTCTTCTGCCGTTGGTATAGATGCAACAAATTCATTTAGTTCAGTACCTAAAGTATCTAAATCTAAATCTATTAATTCGCCTTCGGTTTCAGTTGCAACAACAAGTGGCTTTAATTGTGGAATGGCTTTCGCACTTTCCTTATAGGCATCAGATACATCATTAGCACTTTGTCTTGCAGTCTGGGAAACACCCATTAAAGCATCTTTAGCTTTATTAGCCGCACTTGTTAAAATATCACCTAAAGGAACTATATCATTTTCAAAGGTCTTAGTTTCTTCTTTAAACTGCTCTAAACCTTCTGACATCCCTTCAAATGGGTTGCCGATTCCTTCCCTTCCTGCAAATTCTAATACTTGATTTATCCCTTTTATAATTAAAGAAAAAGGATTATTCGTCAAGAAGAATTGCATCATGTTTATAAGCGTATTCTTCCACCAAGAAATGTCAGTAAATCTTTCTTTTAAGGCTTCGTAATTAACGACTACATAAGTGAATGATGCAGTAAGCGCCGCAATAGCACCAATAGCTAAAGCAATAGGACTTGTCAAAGCACCTATAATAACACCCAATGAACTTATAGCAACACCAAGTGCAACTATTGCAGGACCTGCTATCGTGCCAATCAATACTATCTGTGATACAAATAATTTAGTTTGTTCTGATGCACCTTGGAATCTAGTAACAAGGCTTTTTAGGCTTGCAATAAATGGCTTTATGTGTTCCATTATTAAGCCACCTATTTCTTCAGTCAAATCACCGAAGCTATTCTGCAACTGCTTTAAAGGACCTAAACCAACTTCAGCTTCTGAAGTAGCCGCACTAAACATTTGCGTTAATAATTCTTGGGCTTTTGCCGCACGTTCTGTGTCATCTTCTATTTGCCGTAAAGTTGGCAAATATCTGTTTAACATTGTAGAATCGCCTTGTTCTAGTGCCGCAGTATATCTAATAGCAGATTGCTCATTTATACCCATCGCCTTAGCTAGGGCTATACTATTCTGCGTTGCTCTTTTGGCTTGCTCATTAGATAAGCCCATAGACTTAGCGAGTTGCAACATCTTCAATGTAGATTCATCACCTACAGTTGTTACGCCTTGTAGTCCAATAGCAAAATTCTTAAAATCTTGAAGTGCTTGATTAGAAAATTCACCTGCACTACGAAGTGCCGCTTCTAATCTTTTTTCTGCTTGTATTTGCGTATCAAACGCTTTTACACTTACACCTGCGGCTAATGTAAGTGGTGCAGATATTCTTGTAGAAATAGTTTTACCAAAGCTAGTAACATCTTTACCAAAACTTTTTAACTGACCACTAGCCTTGTTCAAGTCCCCAGTAAAACTTGAAAGGTCAGCAAATAATTTTACACCGAATTGACCTAGCATTATTTCCCCCTATTTCTTCTACTAATTTCTAATATTCTAGCCAGTTTGTTTTTGTCTATTCTTGTTTTGGTTTTGTCTGTGTCTAAGGGAAACATTTTTTCTGGTGTAAGCTTTTTTCTGGCTTTTCCTTCTAATCCCGAATAAGCAGAAATTAAGAAGGCGTTTATTCGCATGATGTTGAAGTCATGCTTTCTATTTTCTGTAAATGCCCTTGCCATTAAGTTGAAGTCATACATGGTAGTACTTCTTAACTCTTTTGGCTTTAGCCCTATTTGATAACCTAGTATGAAAAGTTCTTCTAAACTTTCAATCGGTTGCCCAGTTACTTCTGGGCTTTTAGGTTTCCCACCGATTCTTTAACTAAATCAAACACTTGGGCTAATTGAGCAAAGTCCATAGTTCCGATAGCTTCACTAGGTACTTCCTTACCACCAGAAGCTGATAGGGCTTGGATAAATAGCTTGATGTTAGGCACTTTATCTAGTGCTTCATCTAGACCATTTAGTCCTACCCCTGCTTCTTCGGTAAAACGCTCTAAAGCGTTAAGGTCAAACCTAAACGAATAACTAACCCCATCTATGGTTACTTTTTTAGAACCCTTCATTAGCTGATAGCAGTTCTAGTTAAAGCACCAGTACCAGTCATTGAGCCAGATAAAGTTACAGTATCTTCCATAGCCGCTACAACGCTTATAGAAGCCATTGATGCAGTTCCACTATACTTTACGATTGCACCACTAAATTCAGCCACATCTGGGATAAATTCAACAGTTATTGCATCTCTATCAAGTATGTGATTTACTAATCCATCTACATTTTCAGTAGATTCAAATTCTGCAACGCCATCTAAGTCAATAGACCAAGACTTTTGTCCACGAATATGTTCTGCCCATCCCGAAGAATCTTTTGTAGAAGCATCGGGTAAGTCCATTTCTACATTTAAAGTACACGAAGTAGTAGAAGCTATTTCCGTTCCACCATCCGTTATTGCTATTACAGTTCCATTTACTGCCGCCATAGTATTATTATGTTTGGTTCAAGTTAAACTTTGTAAAAGATAAAAAAAATGTAGCAATATTGATATAGCACTTATTTTTCTTCTATGATGTGCCGAAATCTTAATTCACGTATGAAATAAGTGTATGTGCTAGTCTTTTCTTTTCTAGAAATATCATTATCTACTACTGAACTTATCACATTGAAGTTCGTCAAATCAAAAGGAACTGGTCTTGCTCTAATTATTTGTTTTACTTGATTGACTACATTGTTAAGATTAGCACGGCTACCATTGTCTAAGCTGAACCTATCCACCACACTTAAAGAAAATGTTACATTATCCATGAATGTAGTCTTAGTAGAATTGTCAGTTAGTGTAGTATCATTGAACTGTATGTGTGGGTATGTACCATTGGCAGGAACTTCGTCATAAACGGGAACTGGCGTACCACTTAGTGTTACATTCGTATTTAATAATGTATAGTATGCTACTTGTAATTCTGTTGTGCTATCTTTTGCCATTGACTAAATTTTTTAAAGCTTGTATAATTCTAGGTCTTTCTGTTTCAAAAGCAGGAAATAAAAAAGGTCTTGGTCTAACACCACCTACTGTACTATCTGATTTTTTAAACTGTATAGCAACATCAGAATAATCTACTCCTAAAATATTTGTTTCTACCTTTCCTTTAGTTCCAAATTCTACATAAGGTGCATATTCAACATTGGTGTAAACTTGTCTGCCTAACTCCCCAAATTTTTCTGTTTTGATAGAACTTCTTAGTCTATTCGAATCTACCACACACCTACTTTTAGCATCGCTTTCAATTCTAAGTGCGTGTTTATTTATTGTAAATTCTACATCTTTACGCATCTGCTTACTAAGCAGTTGTATCTTGCCAAGAACATTATCTAAGTCGCTTTTTGATATTTCTGTTCTAAGCATCGACTTCTTCCACGGCTATTAGTTCTGTATAAGAATGTTGTTCGCCCTTATCTTGAGCATATTCAACATTAAATGTACGACCATCATATTGAACCCTTAACAGATAGTCATAAGTAGCTTTACTGTAGCCAAGGCTTACAAAATCATCACGGTATCTTGTAACAATCTTATATTTTACTTTACCTTTTAGCCCACCTACTTCATAAGATTCACTACCAGAAAAAGCACTAACATTACCCCAAACAGTAGCAAGCGTGTTCCATGTTCGGGTATTACCACCCATTCCATCCGAAGTAAGACTGTAATACTGGATTGTCAGTCTTTGCTTCATTAAACCTACATTCGCTTGTCTGTTTTTTGTTTTCATTCATCAGATTAGTTTAGCGTACTTTTTGAAATGCGATTTAGAACCATTAGGTAGTTCACTTACACCACCTTCTACTAAATCTTGTCTATCTTCATAGCTAGATAGAACTGCTTTTTTTATACCAAGTGTAATGCCATTAGGTATAGAAGTATAGCCTGCTACATATACTACTTTTAATCGCATTCTTTCAAATGGATTTTCGTAAGCGTATAGGCTATTAAAAACAAGGGTATCACCTTGTAAGTAAAAATCATCCCCTGCCGTCAATGTAGTTTCAGTGCCTTCGTGATTTATGGTTTTGACAGAACTCACCGACTGAGCAGGGAATAAAGGCAAATCAACTCTTTTACCATAGCTTTCCCATTCAGCAGTTACAGTTTTTTCAATAAGCTGAAAAGAATACGATTCTTCAACTACATCTATAACTTCAGCTACTAAGCTTGCTATCAAACTATCTTCAACACTTGATTCTACTTTCATCCAAGATTTTGCATCTGCCGTGCTAAGTACATCGGTTGAAGCATTTGTACCAGTTGCTACTGTTGAAACTGTTACAACGCCATTTTGCCCGTAATCTGGTGAAACGATACTACTTCTTAGCATTTAACTCATCCTTTAGTTTAATAGCCTTTGATTCTGGAAGTCTATCTATTATTTGGTTGCCTTTCTTGACATAGTACATGGTCTTAGTATTGTTGTCTTTTTCTATATGTACTTTGTCAGTTGCATTGTATGCTTTTTTATCTTCTTTAGTTTCATACAATAAACCACGTTTAAGCATATCAATCATTGTGGCATTATCTGCTTTAAAAGGTTGGTCTATTTTGTACGGTTTTTTACCGTACCTAAAGTTTTTTCTACATCTATACATAACAATAAAATTAATTAAGAAGGATGGGCAGGAATCGAACCTGCCCAAGTTCCAAACATCCTTATGGTAATATTAAGAATTACCTGCGTTCTGTATTGCAGTAGTGAAGTTACCAAACGCACCTGCATTAGGCAAGTAAGTTGGTAGTGCTAAACGACCACTAATTTGTACAGTTACTAAATCTTTAACCACGTTGTCTTGGTCTTGCTCGTAGAAACGAACTTGCATAGACTCACGGTCAAATAAAGTACATAGTTGAGCAAAGTCAGCTACTAGGAAGTCATTTGCATTTCCATCAGTTGAATTTATTGCATTAGTAGCAATAATAGGTACTCCACGTACAACTGGTACACGAGTTCCATAAACAACATCATTTGGGAATACATAGTTACCGTTAGCATCCTTTCTACGAATCATGTCATAGAATCGACCTATTGACATCATGATTGCAGATGGGGTGAAGTTACGGTTTTCAACTTGTCTAAGTGCTTCAAGTATTACATCATGCTCGGTTGCATCAGCATCGCCAGTATATTGGTCTAAAGTATAGTCAGTAGAAGTTACTGTCAAGCCATAAGTTGAATCATATAGCAAGTAAGAATCTTCTTCTTTCATATACTTCTCCATTCCACGTAGTGAAATGTGGCTAGCTAGTCCTGCAGTATCATTCAATGCTTCTTTAGAAACACGGAAGTGTGCCGCAATTTTTTCAACAACGGCATCAGTTGCAGTTAGGTCAAAATCGTTTTGTCCAGAAGCATCGCCTTCAGCAGTTACCGCAGTATTGTCTGTGAAGTTGCTTTCTTTGATGTATCGGATTTTGTCGCTATTAGTTGTACCGTTTGGTAGGAATTGACGAACATGAGTTTTACGCTCGGCATCGTACTTCATACCTGCAACATAGTCAGCAGGAACAACATCACCAGTATAAGCATCAGCTTCAGTTATAACTGCTTTAGTGTTCATAGTAAAGCCAGAAATGTTACCTGCTTTGAAGGCTTCCATTTGCTCTTGAACGCTTTTGCTTTCTAGTGATTCTTGAAGAATGTTTTTAACACTAGCAGGCTTGCTACCAGAACCTAATCTGTTAGCAGACTTTTCGATAGCTTCTAATCTATCTTTTTGGCTAGAAATTAATTCTTCGATGTTTTTGATTTCGCTTTTAGTAGCAGAATCAGCTTCGCCTGCAAGGCTTACTTGCTCTTGAAGTTTGTCGTAACGGGATTCTAAATCGCCTTTTAGAACATCCATGTGTCCTTTTACCGATTCAAGCCCTTCTGATAAGGTTTTTTCTAAGTCCATTGTTTGAACTCCTTTTCGATTTTTAGTTGATTGTTGAATTGTTTAAATACATTTTCAATCAATTCGGCTTCATTCTTTAAAGTGGCTTGAACCGGCTTCTTGGTTTGAAGTGAATCTTTTAATGATTGTTCTATGTGTTTAAGTTGTGCTTCTATTAGTCTGAATGTTTCATCAGTATAATCACCAGAATAGAAGGCTTTAGAAAGTTCTTTGTATTTTTCTACTTGGTCCTTGATAGACCCTTTAGCCATACCACCTATAGCCATTTCATTCGCTCCCCAAGTTACTGTAGAGCCTTCCCACATCTTGCATTCTTTAACGATGTAAGCATCATCTTCTTGGCTATAATCACGTTGAATAAAATTAATACCAACTGAATGCTCTTTAAGTATTCCATCACGGTAAAGTTTAAGAACATCCGTTCCTAATTCTGTGTCAGAAATCATAGTACGAAAATACAAGCCTTTAGAATCTTCTATCAAAGTCATAGGCTTGCCTAGTACTTGTAATGGGTCATGCTGATAAAGGTGCATGATTCTGTTCTTACCATTAGGACCATTTTCTTGCAGGGTCTTTTCGTATGCACCCTTAAGAATTACATCCCCATCAGAATCTTTAAAGTCAAAGACAGAATAATATCCTTCGACTATTCTTTTTTCTACATCTACGCCTTTAATCGTAGCATTAGTGTCTTTAGTAATCCATGGTAAGTTCATATTTTTACCTTGTCGTTGTTCTTCTAGTTCTAGGTTTGTTTCGTGGCTACTACAAGCCATGTAAAATGTTTCACCATCCATTGTATGTGTGTGCGTTCCACGACATCCTAAAAATTCAGCATATTCTTCAGCTTCTTCTTCAGTTCTGAAGTAAGACAGTTGTGGTGCTTTTTCTTCCATTTCTTCGTGATAAGATTTTGAACTCATAGGATGCCCTTCTGGTAATAAGTCTGTGTCATGTTTTCCACTTCTGTATCTTCCGTTCCTTAAGGCATATAAAAAAGAATTTACTCTTGCCATAGCCCAAGCTTGTGCAGTTGATACAGTTGGTCGTACTGACTGTGGATTAGTACGGTAAGCACCAATGCCACGGTCATATACTTTTTTTAAAGTCGAAGCAGTTGTTCTCTTTGAAGCAACACCACCTACTTCATCGTTATGTTCTTTTGCTTTATCACGTAAAGTGTCCATCAAGCCTTTTTCCACGTATTCCATTTCTATACGTTTCTTCTCTTCATCAATTTGTTTTGATTTTCTTATTGCCCAATCTACGCCTTCTGTGCCACCCCAAGCATCCCACATTAAACCACCACATCCATCTTCATAAGGAACATCTTTGTGTTGTCTGTGCCTATTAAAAGAAGCCATACGCTTAACAGTATCTTCGCTCAACGCTTCACCCTTTGCTAACTGATTAGCCCTAGCCCATCCAACTGGTGTGCCACATCCTTTAGGATTACCAGATTCTTCACGGTACTTTAAAGCACGTTTGGCGTTATTAGTTGCAGATTTGGGATAATCGTTGTAAGTCATACAAAAATGGTTTGGTACAAAAATACAAATTTTTTACACCATTTAACAATTCAGTATCTTACATTGTCTAAACCTTTAATTTTTAAAGTAATGCAAAAACTAATAGATAGAGTGCAAGAACAATTAGATAATAATTGGGCAGTAGATAAAGCTGATATTCAAGCTTTGCTAATGTTTGCTATTTGTTTCTGGAAACAAGTTCATAAATCACATTAGCTAGTTCATCTTGTCTTTTTGAATTTCTTCGCTCGCTTATAAAAATAGATTGATTCTTTGAAGATTCGGTTATTTTAAGCCAGAATATTTTATGTGCTAAACAAATAACCCTTACCCCCTTTTTCGCTAATTCTAAGCTAGCCATTATATCAGCCATCTTGTATTCATTCCATGTAAGTGGGTCAAACTTTATCGTATCAGTATGGAAAGCACTAACACCCGTACCTGCTACATGGATTTCATAATCATGGGGAACTGTACGCAGACAAGGATAACTGTCGTGTCCAGTATAGTACGGTAAATTTAAACCCTTAAGCCTTCTACCATGAAATGTTACCCAAGTGTTAGGGTACTTTTTCAAGCCCTTGACAATCGTTTCTACGTAGTCTGGTGGATAAATAATATCATCATCACAAGAAAGATAGATGCCCTTACTTATGGGTAGCCAAAAAAACTTGGCATTATCTGTGTAGTCTGGACCAGTATAGACTTCTACATTATCGCCTTCTAGTTCTGGTTGGTAATCGTTACCGTAAACACGAACCTTATCAACTTGAAATCGTAATGAATCAACTACTTGTTGTAGATTTTCTTTACGGGCTTCTATTGTGGCAAGGTTGGCAGTAATCATTTCTGCGAATCTATCAACTGTTTAATAAATACATCAAACTTTGATTCTAACAAAATTACTATATCGCTTTTTAATGCAATAAAGAATAAGGTAAGTATTATTACTAACTGCCAATCATAAAATGCAGACCATATTAAACAAGCTATGCCTGCAACCAATCCTAGTTTATTCATAAGCTTCTCTTATTTTTTTTATAGCCGCTTTCCTTTTATTGGTGTACGCCTTGGTTTTATAATTTGATTTTTGGTTTTCGTGTTTTCTATACAAGTAAACAAATTCATCGCAGAACCCTATCTTAGCACCGTGTTTAAGTAAGTTTAAATGATAGTCTAGTTCTTCACCAGTCCAAAGATTTTCGTTCCATTGTACTTTATCATGCCAACTGGTTCTATACATACAAGTACCCCCGAATATGTGGTTCTTTTGCATTAAGTCGTTAAACGTTGGTTCTAAAATTCCCATTTTATGTGGTGTATATATATCTCCATCCATAAATATACCTTTACCGTGAATAAAATCATTTTCAACCATTGCTTCTACCCTTCTTTCTATACTGTCTATCGGTAGAATATCGTCATCGCATAAGTACACCCAGTAGTCAGTAGTACATTTTTCTATAGCCCTATTAAGATTATAACCTACTTTATTTTTTGACTGGCTTAGTATTAGATTACATTTATATGTTTGGTTTTCTACTGATTCTATAGCCTTATCTAAGTACCCCCTATCTTCTACGAATGGTATTATAACGGTTACGTTCATAAGCTTATAAGTGGTTGTATTTTTCTAAGTTCTGGGTGCATCATGCTTTCGTGATGCCCGTGATAACATAATGATTTTTTAGGTATGTACATAGGAATACCAAGCTTCCAAAATTTACGGCTTTGGCTTTCACCAACACCCGATGAAATATTTGACCTATCAAACCTTCTACAACTAATAAAATCTTGTTCAAAATTTATAGCTTCTAATGTTTGCCTATTTGTAAAGTAACCACCATCACAATAACTAACTTGAATTGAATCAACACCTTCTACGTTTACTTCTTTATGTTCTACATAGGTCCAACATTTTGGTCTGCCATCATTCAAAAGATTGTAAGCGTATTTGCCTTTAATTTGTGAATGCAGTTTATGAATCGTGTCAAAGTCTATTTGTAAAAAATCATCTGGCAAGAATAAAAAGAAATCATCATCAGACTGCTTGCATATTTCAAAAGCGTACTGCCAATTAAGAAAATATTGTTCCCTGCCCTTATGTTCTAGTCTGTGAAAATGGCATTTCTTAGCAAATAAAAGAGCATCAAAGTCAGAACCATCATCAATAACAACTGGTTTTTCTGGGCATTGTTCAATGACCCTTGCTAGCATAGCAGGTCTATTGTAGCTAAATATTATCGTCATAAGGTTCGTAGATAATAGTACAACGACAGTTGATTGTGTTGCTTGGTGATGCACCTAATGAAGAATCAGCAGGGTATTTCATATCTTCACCACCTACTTTGAAGTTTCCATCTAATGTATTTACTACTTGACCATCAACTTCTAAATGTAAATCCCTTGTTCGGTTATCTTGAGTTGCTAACCATATTTTTTTTGAAGGTACACCAGAAGCTTTTGCACCCAATAATGAACCTGCATTTGATGCTGAAACTATTTCAGTCCTACCTATAAGCATACCCCTTCTAGTGCTGAAACTATAAGTTTTTGCTAATTCTTTGGCAAAAATAGGAATAGGCGTTCCTTCTTTTAATGCTATAGCAACCTTAGCATATATTTCTTTCTTAGTAGTTGCTTCTATAGAATCCCATATTTTAGTTTTGTTGTCTATTAACCAACTAGAAATAACAACATCCCAATCTACGTTAATTTCTTTTTTTAAAGTTTCTTGGAACTGTGCATAGGTTTCTTGACCAAACACCTTCATAACACGACCATACACCTTTTCAAAGGCTTCTTGTATGGGTTCACTTGTTACTATACCTTCTAAATCAAAGTCAATTTTACCAACTCTTTCTACTTCATTTAAGTACGCATTAAGTTGTTCACGAAGTGCTTTAGTAAATATTCTTTCAGCATACTTTTCAAAGGACCTAATCTTATTATCGTAAGCCTTCCATGTCATGTACTTTTTATGGGCTTCCCTTTTATTGGCATCCCCATATTCTTGGTAACAAATTGCAACTGCTTGTTGTTCGGGCTTGCCTTCATCTACTAGAAAAGAAACACATCTGCCCATGAATGTGCTTTGAGTTTCACCGATATTTGGCTTAGGTATTGGCATAAATAAAAAACCCTAGACCTTTTCAGAGCCTAGGGTATAGATAACAAAATAAAGGTCAAAGTCCATTAAGAAGTTCTTGTAATACTTGGCTGAATTTTTCTACATCTTCAGCACTAAGCCAACCCATAATAAGTGCAGTTGTAAGACCAATAGCTACAATATTACGGAGCGTAAAAGCTTCAAGAAGTTCGTTTTTGGTTTGATTCCATTCGCCTGCAAAAACTGCTTTAAGTGCCTTACCCAAGAACTGATTAGGTAAAGGCAAAATATCCAATGCTCCGTGCAACACTTCGCCTGCTTTGTTTTTTCCTTCGGCAGTTTGTGATATGATACGTGCAATTTTCCAGTCCTTAATAGGTTTTTTCATTTCATCATCTCCGATATTGCATTGAATAAAGCACTTGACCCCAATCCTGCACCCGTTGCCCAAGCGATAATTTTCTGTTTGAACTTAACCAGTTCAGCTATTTGCTTTTCGTTATTTGTTACTTTTTTAACAAGCCCTTCCTGACCGAACTCATTACCTAGTAAGGCTTCTTTAATATCTTGAATATCTTTAGCAAGTAACTCAATCATAGCCTCAAGGTTATTTACTTTAAATTTTAAGTCTGAAAATTCTTGGTCAGTCATAATAGTGCCAAATTACGTTTGATGGTTTGTCTTTATCTATATCAACATGAATAAAATTCTTACCAATACCAATACGATTCAAACCTACAGAAAGTAAGGAATTTATAATTTTATATCTACTGGTACTGTCTTTTACTGCTAAATCTATTGCCAAGCCTTTTGTGTGGCTACTTGTCCCATCCCTGCCTTGCTCTTGCTCCCAAATTTCGCTTCTAAAGCCCGATGTTGCTATAAATGGTATCTTAGCTATCTGCCTTGCAATATCTAGCTTCTTCATGAATTTTTTATCCATTTCTTCTAGCTTGCAAGGTGGATTGCATTTATCAAAATCTGATTGTGAAAAATATTTAAGACCCGTATTCATTCTTTAACATTTTAATATCATCATCGGTTAGTTCAGTAGTCGCATCGGGTATAAGATTCATTGGTATGTATCTGTTATTGTCCCCAACTGGTTGGTAGCCCATTTCAATACGCTTTTCATCGGCAGTTAGCCACCAAGCTTTACTTAGCCAGTCAACCTTTTCGCTATTGTCTTTATTCAACGCATCAATAGCTTGTACATCAAAATCTAAATGATACTTTCTTCCAGTTGCTTCATTAAATAAAGGCACTAAAGAACGATTCAATTCTGAATAATCCCGTGTAAGTTCTGGGATTACATTATCCATGTACAACTGCTTTCGTGATTGCTCCTTGTTAGCATTGGTTTTGTTGTCTGGGTCATTCAATAATTCACTAGGAAAATTGTAAACATTACATATATCCCTTTGGGTCATCTTACCTGCTTCAATGATTTCTAAATCAACTGGTGGTATGCCAAACTTTTCAAAGCCTAATTTAACACTAGACACTAGCCAAGATTTGTAGTTGCTTGGTCCTTGCATATCACGTAGATAATTTTCTAGCTGACTACGTTGCATTGGTGTCAACTGCTCTAAATCTGGGTCGGTAGGATAAACCACCCCACTAGCACCACCATTTTTCAAGGCTTTACTTAAAGCCATATCACCATCGTTGCCCAATCGTATGGAACGCCTTGCCGCCTTTAATGGACTCATGCCATAAAGATGTGAACCAACTGAATCATAGTCAGGATTCCAGTATTTCCAATGTACAACAGTTTCAGCAGGTAACTGATGCCCGTCTTGCCCGTACATATCAATGATGTAACCTTTGATAAGGCTTTCATAAGTAGGGTCTGCTACTATCTTTGTAAACTGTGAAGGCATTACCCACATTTCACCAACTGTACCATCACCCAACTGCACATAGTGTGTGTATGCGTTGCCCGTTATAAGCTGAAAGCCCTTCATGTTTTCGTACCATTCTGGGTAACCTTGTAATGGATTTGGTCGGGTCATCAACTTATAAAGTGGGTCTTTTTCATCATGCACTTCATCGAATGCTTCGTTTTTTAGTTCAAGAAGGTTATCAATCGTTGATTGCTTTGCCTTATCACGATTTGTAGAAGCAAGCTTTTTATACTTAAGTGCTTTTGCTTCGTTCTTTACAATTTGAACTACGGGTGGCACGGCTGATGCCGCTTTAGTGATTCCATTTACAACGCTATACACATCGGGATTTAATTCATACCCATCTTCTACATAGGCGTTTTGGGTATCATCCAAACTAATAGGCATACCCCTATGATACCTAAATAACTGTCTATTTAATTCATTCACCAAGTTGGTGTTGGGTGCTTTTGTCCTAGCAAAAGGTAGAAGGTCAGATAGAGCCATAATTTACTTTTTAAGTTGCAGTTAAATTAACAAATATTTACAACTATTGAAATAACCAAAAAAAACCACTTGACTTTCACACCAAGTGGCATATCTACAGAATGTATGATTCTACTAAATCGTCAATCTTTTGTGTAAATCTTTATACTGATTATCGTATTTCAATCTGTTAGCATGGTCTTGCCTTAAGTGCATAATACTGCTATGGTGCATATCAAACAACCGTGCAAGTTCTATATGGCTTAAGTTTACCCAGTTAAAGAATAGTGAACGATAATTAACAAACTTAGGCTTTCTACTTTTCATAAACAAAGTATCATAGCCTATGTTCATCTTATCACAAAATTCTGCAATCAGTCCTACATGGTTATCTTCTAGTTCACCAGTAACGCATTGTTCAAATCGCTTAAAGGCATCTAGTGCTAAGGTGTACATTCTTTTTCCTTTATTAGTTGAAGTGAACGTATTAACTGGAAGCTAGCATTTTTAGATTTACCGTGCTTAAAATAATAAATAGGCGTTGTGCCTAGTCCAGTTTTTCTTGCTAGGTCTGGAACGTGCTTATCTTGTAGCCAATCCCATACCTCTTGTTCTTCTTTCATTGCTTGTGTCATTTAATTGTGCAGATTTTAGGGTTTTTGTTGTGCAGATTGTAGTCAAGTTTTTTGTGCAAGATACTTGTCGTTTATTTTTTCATTCATTAGTTATTGTTTTGATTGTTAGTGAATGACTTACCATTCGCTTCTTGACTCTATTACTTCTTCTGGGCTTGCAAATTCAGCCATAGATGCACCACAATTAGGACAAACTACTTCATAGTCGTATTCAGTACCGAAGTGGTGCGTAAAGCTATTATCTTCTATCTCTAGGTCCTTTATCTCTAGTTCTTCGTCTGAGCATTCGCATTTCATTCTTCTACCCATGTGAGTTCTTTGCCATACATCTTACGTACTTCGTATCTAATACGGTCCGTGAATCCAATCATGCTTTCCCCTTCTAAGCTGAAGTAGGTAAAGTTATGGTAGGCGTGTTGGAATTTTAAATCCATTTCATAATAGGTAATGGGTTCATCTTTCCAGTCTTTGCATTCTATAGTTCTAAGTATTCCAGTCATTGTTATCTGTGTTTTGTTATTTATATTTCAGTTTCTGTAAAGTCTAAATTCCACTTAGTAAAAAGCTTATCTAGTCTTTTCTGTGAAGCACTAAATGTTTTAACCGAATGAATTAAAGAGTTATTGAAGAATATCAGAAAGGAATCTAGTTTTGGGCTAAACTCTATCCAGCCTGAATCTACGTGGTCTGTGCCGTTCCATTCAGAAAATTCTTGGTTATCAAATTCAAAAGCTTGTCCGTTAAGTAAATCTTGTTTTGTCATTGTTCTGTAGTTTTAGTGGGCTACCGAAGTAGCCCTTGTTATTGTTTATAGTTGGCGTTCTACTATAGTTAGTTCTGGGTAGTCGGCTATAGCGTTGTTTATTTTTTCAGCTAGCCTTGTACCTGCACTATTAGTTGAAGTTTTAAATAGCATCCAACCATAGTAGTCTTTCTGGCATTGAACCTTTACGGCTGAATTATCGCCCTTGTAAATTATAGCCATCCAGTTGGCATCTAGGTACATATTTGAAGGGTCGGTTTCGTGTTGTTCTTTTATGGTTTGAAGTTCATCTTTTATGGTATCTATATTGTCTATTTGTAGTGTCATTGTTCTGTAGTTTTGTTATCTGTTAATTAAGGGGGGTTTCCCCCCGTTTGTTTTTTATACTTCAAATAATTCGGGGTTTTTGTCGAACATTATTTTCATTTTTGCTATAAAAGCAATCTTAAACTCTTTGTCGTTATTCCAAATTTCACGAGTAAAGCCCATTGACTTCCATACGCACAAAATTTCATATCTGTAGTTCTTGTAAAAGTTTCTTAGGTCTTTTTCGTATTCGGTAAAAAACTCTTTTGTCATTTTGTTGTATTCTGCTTGTGTCATCATTCTGTGTATTTGTTATCGTTTATCTTACTTAATGATACGGCATTCCTACATTCAATGCAAATAAATTTTTAAATTTTTTTTTATTTATTGTAGAATCGCCCTTTTTGGGTATGTAGGCTATGATTTTTTTTTAATTTTTTTTTAGGAACGGGTGTTCCTTGTTTTAAATCAAAGAAATATCTAGGGTCTTTTTCTTCATTCGGTCCATGATTGTGTACCTGCCTGCATCTATGCCGTGGTTAAAATCATCTATGGGTTTGTTGGTAGGCGAGCCACTTCTATCTTTTGCCCAAGTGTAACTACTGAATTCTTCTATTAGGTCTTTGCTTTGTGCGTGTATTTTAATCGGGTAGTCTTGTAGCAACTGGATTCCAAACATAACAGAATCTTTACCCTTCTTAGCAGGCTTGACCCATACACCATGGTTTCTTAATTCAGCTATGCTTTTAGGTTCAGCACTATCTGCTACTATTTCATCTGTTATGCCCAGTTCTTTGATTAAACGGCTAATATGTTGGTTGGTAAGTTGCCTTCGATAGATGTGTTGCTTCCAGTATAAAGCACCACCTGCATAGCGTATTTCTACAAGGGCAGTTGGGTCGTTTGTATAACCCCAGTCAAGCCCGAAGCATCGCCACTTAAAATTATCTGGAAAGTCGTTTGTCGTTTCAAAGTTAGGAAACACCAAGCCTTCTAGCCTACCTACTTCACCCAGTCCATAAACTTGCCATCTGTATTGGTTAGCCGTACCTGCCTTTATGTTTTCTGTAGTAGGTTCGTAGCTTTCTATTTTCTTCTTAATACTAGATTGTATGAACGCATTATCACGGTAAGTAGAAACAAACCAATCAACGTCATCACGACCATAAAGCTTTTCGTGTGCCCAGAAGCTTGCAGAAGGATTAAAGTCAATGATGGTCTGGTAAGTAGTACGCATACTAATCTGTTCGAAAATACCATAGTCTATGCCGTTTGCTTCGTTAAAAAATGAATGTGTTCTTTTACCTGACCTTGCATCAATTTCATCGTTGTATGAATTAAATTCAATCTTAGAGCCACTACCAAAGCTGAACACCCTATTGCTTTTATTGTGGTCTTTGAGTTCTTGGGTAAAGAATTGGTCGTTAAAGATAATCGTTTGTGCATCCCGATACGCACCCACCCTTAAGTTCGGTATGTCTTGACCAACAACAGTAATGACTAAATCATTTTCTGTGCAGGCTTTCATTACTAGGGCTTGTAGTATAGCGTATGTCTTGCCAGAAGATGTGCCACCTTGATGAACTACATAAGGCTTGTCGCTATTCTGTGTAAGCGTGTAAAGCTTTGTTACATCTAAATTATGGTTCAATGACCCGTACTGTTACCGTGTCTATTTTTTCACCATCAGTTGTATGGTCCACACTTTGCTTAGGTTGCCCATACCGATAGGATAACCAAGTTTTTATAGCAGTATCTGAACCTTCATTAACTCTAAGTGCTAGCTTCTGCCATACTTCAATAGGTGCTAGTGTAGCATCCATAGCTTCAAGCATAGCTATCTCATTAGCCTTTGGCTTTCTACCTGCCTTGCCTTTAGTTGAATGCCCACCGTTATTTCTTCTACCATCTGCCATACATACAATTTAATAAAAAATAATTAATTAAATCAAAAAAGCGTTCTTTGAACAACTGGCTTATATGAAGCATCGTATCTTACATTATCACCCTTTGGATAAGGGTATAAATTCATTTTTAAATCACTAATCATTTTTTTTATTTCTCTTTTGCTACCATTAAAATAAATATACCTATGTGTAGGTTTCATTAATATTTTATCAACAACATTACCCTTTCTATCAATTCCACGTCTTATATCAAATTTACTACCATCTTCAAAAACATATTGATGTTTAGGTGTGCTTTCACCAGTATATAACCAATTAGTAGCTTGATAGATATATCCGTTATGCCCATTGTTTTGGTCTGCATAGGAAACTATACAAGAAGGCTTTGGTAATAGCTTTAAACATTTAGACACAAAAATAGATAATGAGTTTTCTGGCAATCCTTCATTAATTACCAATCTATTAAGTTCAAGTGTCAAACATTGATAGGAATAGAATACGCATTTACCATTGTTATAATTATAGTTTGGTGGATAGCCAAAAGTACAAACGCCATTAAGTTCTTGATTTAAATAAAAACCAAAAGAATAAGATATACTGGGAATCCTTCTAGCATAATGTTTATATAGCAACCAATCATGCGTTTCTTTTGATTTGATTGATTTAACAACAATATCCAATTTTCTAAAGTCCCCTTAATTGGTATTCTTGCTTCAAACGCTTAAAGAACGAATTTGCTCCACCAGTACTGAATAACCCACCAATTAAATCACCATCATTTAACATTTCTACTATGTCGTAAAGCCTTGATATTTCTACATTTGTGAACTCTTTTATAGTCCTAGATTTACTTTGGTTGTAGGGTAATTCATTCTTAGGTATAAATTCATCAGCATTAAGTTTAAACCAGTCGTTAAAACACCTAGCTAGTGCTGATATATTATTACCATTTCTTTTAGCTACTTCATAAACAACTGCCATCATCCAAACCCCATAGACAGAATCGAATCTAACACGGTCTGGTAATATTGGATTGTTTACTGTGATGGTTTCATGTAATCTAACTAGATAATCCTTTAGTGCTTTCTTGTCAGTTGGTAGTTCCTTTGTAGCACCTATGTCAATATGGAACTGGTAAAGGGTGTTTAAAATGTTCTTATCGTACTCAAATTTCATCTGTAACGAGCGATAATTGTTTACTTCATACTTTGTATTAGCTATGCGTGTTTCCATTAGAATGGGTTTTCAAATTTGTTATCTTTTTGTTTGCTGAATTTTACGTAATTGTTTGCCCATGTGCTAGCTTTAAGTTCCCATTTTTTAATTCTTCTACCATTCTTTTTCCAATCTAATGATTCGTAATGGTTGATAAAGTTTTCAGCTTCTATTGTTATATGGGTGCTAGCAATCTTATCAGTTTCAGTAAAATATTGTTCTACTTCCGATAGTGTGGGTATTATATTCTTTTCATTTTTTTCATTCTTTTCATTCTTATCATTATTAGTAGTTGTTACTTGTTTGTTGCTTGTTTGTTGCTTGTTTGTTAGTTGTTTGTTGCTCCGTGTGTTGCTATCGGAATCTACGTCTTGGTAAGTATCGTAGTTGCATACATTTACAACAGTACCACGTCTGTTGCTTTGTCTGTTGATTTCTCCAGTACTTTCGAGCTTCTTAAAAACAGTTCTTAATTGTTGGGTAGTGATATTTAGTTCATGTGATAGAATTTCCAAACTTGTAACAAAAGTACCCCTTTTAATGACATCACCCCTATATCGCTTATCTTTATGATTAGCCCTTAGTAAGCAATGTAGGAACACCCTTGTACAGTTTGGTTCATCGTACCATTCCCATTCTAAAAACTGTCTGTGCAGTTTTATCCATCCTTTGCTCATAATTAGAATGGTAGGTCATCATCTATGTTGTTCATATCGACTTTAACAGATTCTTCTTTCTGTTCTGCTTTACCACCTAGCATTTCAAGCCTATCACAAATGATTTGCGTACTGTATTTAGTAATCCCATCTTTTTCATAGCTTGTAGTTTGAATAGAACCTTCAACACAAACCAAAGAACCCTTGGTTAAATATTGTTGGGCTATTTCAGCCGTTTTGCTAAATGCCACGATGTTGTGCCATTCTGTTTTATCTTCACCCTTTATTTTTTTGCTAGTCGCTAAAGACCAGTTGCATACGGGTGTGTTTGTTTGTGTGAATCTGGTTTCTGGATTTGCACCCAGTCTGCCTATTAATATTACTTTGTTCATAATTGTATTGCCTTTTCTTTTGCTATTTTTTCTGCTTCTTGTTTATAATACTGTGCTAGTTCCATAACTTCAACCTTATTTAGTTTTATCATGCTCCTAGACAGTTGTTCTAAGTAATCTGCCGTTCCTTCACCGTATAGTAAATCTATTTCGATGCCGTGTCGGTACTGTTCACCTGCATTGTATTTGTTGCAGGATTGACATTGTGCGTGTGCGTTCTGCTCGTGGTATCTTGTTGCCGAAAATCTACGGCTTTGAAAATGACCACAATCCATTTCTTTCCAATGTTTGATAGTGTTGCACGTAATACATTTACACAACTCGTTATGGTTGGCATCACGTAGCCGTACATACTTTGAAAACCAAGTATCGCAAGTATCTTTGGCACTACTTAAGTTTTTGCTTCTATTCAATCCCATTTAAATCTATTGTTTTAAGATGTGGTTCTTTATTTACAACGTCTATTGTTGGCACTATCCAACCTAATGCGTTTTCGTTATCTACTTTTGATTTAAGGGTTTTATATTTTCCTTCAAATATAAATCTAAGTAAGTAGCCACGATTAAAAATGTAAGCTTTTAGGCTATCTCTATCAATATAAACATAGAAGTCAGCCGTGCTTGTAAAAATACCAGACAAAGCCATACGATTAATGTTTAGAAACTCGATATAAAAGTTACCAGTTTTATGTATTAGTCTGTCTGTCTTTACTTCGTAAGTATGTTTTTTACCGTACAGAATACTTGCTATATCGTAGAAGGGAAATTCAGATTCTGGTGCAGGTTGCACATTCAACCCTTTCAGTTGTAAATATCTTTGAAACAGATATTCACCATACTTGCCTTCTTCTAGGTCATCTAAAAATTGTGCCTTACTCATCTTTTATTTTATTAAAGGACCGTTTGTATCTTTCTGTTTTACGCCAATCTGTAAGGGCAATAGCTATTGAATACAACGCAATAAAACCAAGTATCTTAGCTATCAACCCAACACCATCAAGCATTAAGTTTAATAGTTCCATTTTTATAGTTTTGTAGTTTTCTGATTGTAGTGTAAGAAGGGTCGATTGTATTCATATTTCTAAATGCCCTAAGCCTTGGCACGGGTATTTGTATAGCAAAGCTTAAGTCATTTAAGTCTTGCGAAGAAAGCCATTCACGAATTTCTTCTAGTTCTTTTTCTGGTGTCATAATGGTAGTTTAATTGAATGTTCAGCACAGAAGTGGGATATACGGTCCATGTATTTGGTCATTTGTTCCACGTTCATCTTGCTAGTTCTTGTTCTTTTTTGTTTTGGTTTACCGTTTAAATCTCTAGTGTCGTAAATGGGTGCAAATTGGTCTATAAATGCTTCGTGAAGTTCTTCTGGGTAGTAGCCTAAATCTTCACTTATTATTGCTATCCATTTCCAGTAAAGCTTGTTTTGTTCAGCACTTCTACTGTTAATGGTCTTACATACTTCTATTGTGTATTCACCATTAGGCAAGGAAGCTAGATAGTCCCGAAGGTCAAACTTCCAAGCCTTAGTGGTTTCACCGTCTGTTATTCTAAACATTCTTTTGAATCTCATTTAGCAATAGAATAGAAGTAATCCATATTGGGTTTAGATACTGCGTACTTTTGCCGTAGAAGGCTAGGACTACCACCACCCTTTACAAACTCTTCTGCCTTATCCCATTCGGGCATACCTTCATTAAGCCATGGCTTTTTTTCTTCTTTCTTGAAGGCTTTAGATACTTTTGGCTTGTTACCTGCGGCAGTATTGCCATCATCATCTTCTGCTTCTATACCTAGCAAGCTACCTAGTGTAAATCTTCTGTAATAGGTTACACAAGCACCAAGCTTTTGTGGGTCATCTATATTGGGCAGGGAAATAAATGCTTCTACTGAATCACCAGATTCTATATCTATGATTCGTGTGCCAACTGCACCATTTTCTATGGGCTGAAGTAGTAGTAAATCTTCTGCAATAAGTGCAGGTCGTACTGCTTCTATTAGTTGGTTAATATCAAAATACTTTGACTTGAAAAAGGGATTGGTTGAATCCTTCTTCATCTTATCCATTGTGCTTGTTACCTTAAATAATTTTTTGTAAATCTTCATTTTATTATATCTATTAATGGTGTAGGTGATTGCTCCATTTTAATGAAGCCACTACCTTGTTTGATTTGTACGGGTTCGATTATTTCGCCCGTGTGTTGGTCCACTATTGACACACCGTCTTTGGTTGCTACCTTAATTAATCTTTCGATTCGCTTCTTTTCTGTGTCTGCTTCTTTCCACATTGAACTTTCTTTATAGTCGTAAGAAGTTCTTCCTGCAACATGGGTAATTTTGTACCCATTTACAACTAGGGCTTCTTTGCTATCTAAGTAAGTTAGTTCGTCAATTATTTGACTTTCTATTTGCTTTATAGCGTATTCAATTTCGCTTTTTAAAGCACGAAGTGTTACATAGGCATTACTTGCCTTAAGGTTACCTTCTTCGACCTTCTTGATTAAGTTATACGGTTCTTCTATTGGCATAATATACTAAGTATGTTCCAGTTGTTGTTATCATTATAAATTGTATAAGTATGTGCTTCATGGTTTCCCCTTCCACCATAAGGAAGAAGAAGAATATAATGCCACAAATGTATGCTAGTATTTTCATTGTTATCTAGTTTAGTTAGTGGTATAATTCTTCTATTCTATGTGGTCCATGTTCTTTTAATAAGGCACGAACTTCTGTAGCCATTCTATAATAAGCAGTAGATTTCCCATCTTCATAATCTGATTTTAAAGAATCACACTTATCCATCTTTTTATAAGCATCAGATATTAAATCTGCTAAATCTTCTAATAAATTATTATAAAGACTTGTTGTTTTTTCGTATTCAGCTTTTGCTACTTCTACCATTTCTATTTTCATCATTCTGTAGTTTTGTTATTGTTTAATCTGAAATAAATATAGCAAGGTTAATTATTAATTTCAAATATTTTTTTAATTTTTTTTTACTCCACTATTGCTATGTCCTCAATTTTCCAACGGCTATTGGGAGCAGTATCTATTAAGGTTTCTGCGTTTCCGTTTAATACCATTAAGTGAGCACTTTTACATTGACGCCCAATAACTACAAAGTAATCGCTAGCACCGTACTCAGACTTTCTTAGCATCTGCTTTAATCCGGTCATCGTTGGGCGTTTTTTAACTTTGAACATTGAATTACGAGAGCGAACCGAATAACCAAATCTCCTGAGAACATTCTTATAAGCGTATCTATTGCCATTACTTGAAGTATAATGGTATTGGTTAGGCTGAATACCGAAAAAGCTTAGGCAAGTGCTTACGCATACTGTTTTATGCCCACCGTTAGTGTGAATGTGCTCGTTTAATTTTCTGTGCTTTAATGTTAGTGCGGTCATTTTTCTGTAGGTTTTGTTATCGTTTAACTTGAATAAATATACAAATAATAAATAATACTTGTCAAGTTTTTTTTTATAAATTTTTAAAAAAAAGTTAAAAAAGGGGTAAAATATGCCCTTAGATAACTTTAAACAAAGAAAAAAAATTAGAAACTTTCTACTGGTGTTTCTATTACTTGGCTAATTATGTGTTGGTCTGCGTTTGATTTCTTAAGCTTGAAATCGACAAACCAACCACCAATATCTGTAGGGTTAAAATTCTTTTCAACTGCCCAACCTGACTTACCTGCACCAATGCCATCTACATAACTACCAGACTGAATGTATTTTATTTTGTCTTTGTAGATTCTGCCATTTGGTGAAACTCGCATTCTAGCAGTCGATGGGTCGTACCACTTTTGATGCGTATGACCACGGACCAAAATATTAGCATCTGGGTATTTCATCGCTTCGATTTGAACATCTAGCATACCCTTAGAACGTTTGGCACTTCCACCAAAGCCATGATGGTAATGTATCTTACAAATCTGACTGGAACGCTTGTTCCTTAATCGCAAAAACACCCAACCAGAATAAGCACCTAACTGGATATTAACACCATGCTCCAAGTTCAATGCCCAAACGATTGAACGTAGTATGTCGTGGTTGTGAAATTTGTTTATGGTCTTTTCGTGATTACCATACGATATAAGGGCTATATTCTTTGCGTAAGGCTTTAAAAACTCAATAGTGTATTCAGCTACCAAATCAAGGTAGGTACGCCCATGCTGAATGAATTGTGGGTCTATATCCTCACGTTGTAAACGTCTATCTCCATACGAACCCATTACATCGAGTAAATCGCCAAAAATAAAGATAAGCCCATCGGCTTCTTTTACTTCGTCAAAGTGTCTTTTAAGTATGTCCCTTTTACACCCAATAGAATCTAAGTGTATATCAGAACAAAAAAGTGTAGGCACTATGTCAGTAGAACGGCATCCATCAAACTCAAACAAATGCACATTTTCAGATAACTCTTCAACAAAATGTTTCATAACCTTTGGTTAGTGAAGGTTTACCGAAATTATCACTTTTTTATTGGAAAAGAAAAATTAAGCCCAAACCCTACTAGGAGAGTTAGGATATACTTGCTCTACATTCGTGAAGGTAGGTAACTCTACATCGCCTAGTACTCGAATGTTTAGGTGTACCCCATCTATAAACGTAGGTGCTTGTAGTTCGTTGCCATCTTCGTCATACGTGCCTGCTACATCGACAATAGTACCCACATACGAACAAGCGTGTGTTACTTCCGTAGTGAAATACGTTTTGGCAGGTACTTCGTTTCCTTCTTCGTCTGTATAGGCTTCTATTGTACGAACAAATGGTTCACCTAGTTCGTTGAAGAAATCTTCTTTGGTTGGTGCTTTTAGGTATATGTCTGTCATTGGGTAAGTTTTATAAGTTCGTTGTTAGATAAACCTCTTGGGAAGTAAATAAATTTGTTAATTTTGCCGTTGATTTGACTACCACCACCTCTTGAACCAATATAAACACGAGTTATAGTAGGTGTAGCATTGTAAGTGTCTGTTGATACATCAGTTCCATCAAGAATACCCCTATAATCTCCTGCTTTGATTCTTATAGCTACATTATAGGTAGTATCTTCTGCAATAGTTCCAATGTTATCACTAAAAGCACTAGAACCATCATCTTGAACCCTAAAATCTAAATTTCCCGTACCACCCGAACCATATAATAAATATACCCTTTCATCATTTGTTCCATCGTCTGAATTTATTATGTAGCTTGAAGCTGATAAATCATTAACATCATTAAACTTGACAAAATATGTCCCTTCATCTTGATTGTAAAAGTCAGTAAACGCAGTACCAGTAATTTCACAAACATCAGCGCTTCTTACTTTTGTTGCCGTAGTATAAGAATCGGCATCTCTTGTTCTGTCAGCACTTGACTTTGCACTTGAAACATCTTCTGCTCTATCAGCAGTTGCTCCGCTTGTAGGAATGTAGCTTGTTGCTTGGCTTTGTTCTTCTAGTTGCGCTCCCCAAATGTAGATACCCGAAGTACCATCTCTAAGTTCTGCATTTCTAATAAGTTGAATTTGTCCACTTGTTACAGTAGAAGATGTTGTCATACTTGTTGAAACCCTATACCATCCGTTTCCAACATCTTCAATAGTACCACTACTTACTGTTCCATCAGACAAATCAAATGAACAAGTAGAAAACCCAGTTTCAGCACTATACAATCTAATATCTGCCGTATCATAATCTTTTCTTTTAACAAAAAGACTTAAAGTATATGTTGTATTTGCATCTAAAGAAATAGACCTAACTATTGGTGAATTACTTGATTCTCCATCATCTACAATATATGTATCAGCGGTAGTTGTTCCATCAGGTGCGACAATAGAATTTGCTGAAATAGTTCCTTGTGATTTACTATAATATCCATGATTAAATTCTTCTGAATAAAAAAGCTCATTCGTACTTGCACCTTCCAACAATAGCCCTGCTTCTACCCATTGCCCACCAATATATTTGTGGTCGGTTCTTGCTACGTTAGTTGAAGCCGTAGATAGTACCCCACTTGCGTTAAAGAACGTTGCCGAACTTGCTCTACTATCAAAGGAACGTTCCGTTGGGAAGTAGCTTGTAGGTTGTGAACCTGCTTCTATTTGTGCACCCCATACATATAAACCTTTTGTTGTATCTCCTGCATAGCTTATAGTTCCATCGTCTTTGGCAATACTAAAGCTTGCCCTTGTATTATTATCGTTACTTACAACGTAACATCTGTACCACCCGTTTCCATAATCTTCTATACCTAAAGAATCAGGAATAGTAAAATCACTAAAAGCAGTAACCGTACCATTTGTTAAATCAAAGATACCTTGAACATTTGTGCCATTTAAAAGCAATGATAAGGCTATATGGTCACGTTCTCCTGCTTTGGCAAAAATAGAAAAAGTATATTGTTGATTTGATAAAGCATCTACTTGAAAAGCGTGCGCACCCGTATCTGATGTTTCAATAATTCTGTCAGCTGAAGCCGTACCATCAGGCGCAATTATATTGTTTCTTTCTACTGTTACCCTAAAAGGTTCTAAATCAGGGTCAGAAACATAAGGAAGTGAAAAATCTTCACTACTTGTAACCAAGTTCTCAGCACTTCCTTCTAGTAACAAGCCTGCCTCTGTTAGTACATCATCAACATATACATACGTATCAGAACGAGCCACATCAACCGAAGCCGTTTGGATTAGTCCATCACTACCTAGAAAGGTTGCAACACTATCTCTATCAGTAAAGGTTGGTATCGTAGGAATGTAGGAAGTAGGGAATGAACCTTCTTCTAATTGCGCACCCCAAGCGTAAACCGTTGCAGTCTGTTGATTATTTCCTGAACTTCGTAGATTTAAAGGTCTTGATGCCGTAGAAGTTGATACTGTTTCGGTAACTACACATTTTTGCCATTCTGTTGTAAGCGTAAAAGAAGTAAAGGTAGTGCCGTCTGCGTGTCTTATATTAATTATTTCACCACCACTATCTCCTTTTAGATAAATCTGTGATGTATAAGTATTTCCTAATGTAACCGATACACCGTTAGAAGTTAATTGTGAACGGTCTGAACTTGTAGTGCCACCTGCATCAAAAAAAATCTTGTCAGCCGAAGCCGTTCCATCAGGTGCGATTGCTTGATTAACTGTAACTACTGCGCCAGTACCTGCTCCTGCGCTTGCACCAGTCCAATCAACAGAAAAATCTTCACTACTTGTAACTAAATTCGTTCTACTTTCTTCTATCAATAATCCTTCATGAACCCCTGCCGTTGAATAGTTTGGTCTAGCTTGTCCTGCCGTAGCTTCTCGAACAAGCCCATTCGCATCGGTATACGTACCTATTGAAGCCCTTGAAAAGGTAGCACCCACACTA